AGCCGCGTCGGGCGTCGGCGCGACCAGCCAGTTCTCGTAGTTGTAGTCGGCGTAGAACAGGGGCGTGGCGCGCTGGCTCTCATCGGGCCAATACGACCGCAGATACTCGTAGCTGCGCGCAAAGACCGGCGTGCGCTGCGCATTGCCGGTGCCCGTGCCGATGTTGATCGACACAGTGTCACGCCAGCGGTCGGGCTTGGGGTAGACAGACTGCCCGATTGTCAAGGTGTCGGTTACGACGTTGATGAAGCCCTGAATTTTGAGTTCGCGGGCGATGCGGCGCTCGGCGAGATTGATCAGGCGCGGGATTTGCTCATAGACAACAGCATCCGAGGCGAGGGTAGCCCCGCGCTCAAGATAGCGGCGGACGTCTTCCTTGAGCGTCTCAAATGTCATTGTCGTGGCCATGCGTCACCTATAGCTGTTTTTTAACGGTTTGGACAGACGCGCATTACACGCCATCGACTGTGCCATCAAAGACACACTCGCCGCGGAAATACGCCTTGTCGTTAATCACCTCAACCAGTTCCGGCGGCAGCAGCAAGCCGTCCTTGAACGTCAGCACAGCGAAGCCTGACGTGTGCGGCGACGGGTTGTTCTCCGCGTAATCGAACTGCGGTCCATGCGGGTTGGACAGCGTCCCTGTGTCAACGCCGTAGCGGCGTCCATTGTAGTCCGCCCATGGCGTCACAGCGAGGCGGTGGAGATGCCCGGTCACGATGGAGCGGCCAGACTTCAGGGTGTTGTTATACGTGGCGTGGATGCCGTTGTGGTAGCGGTGCTTGACCATCAAATTCTCATTGACCATCGTGGACCACGTAAAGTCCCAGCGGTCGAACTTCTCATCAAGCCGCTGCACAACGCCTTCATACTCTCCGGCGTTGGTGCAGAGCGCGCGGTCGAAGCGGGCGTCGTGGTTGCCGACGTTCCAAATCTTGGTGCAGCCTTTTGGCAACACGTCTTCAATTTCTGCGAGGCGATCCTGACACGCCTCAAGTTCCTCCTTGACTGTCGGCAACTCAGCCCAGCCCAGAGGGGCGTGACGGCTGACCCCCGCGCCGTCGAAGATGTCGCCGTTGGCAAACACCACGCGCGGCTTCAGTTCTTTGGTCAGAATGAGCAGCGCCTCGTTGGCGACGGTGCGCATTTGGTTGGGCCAGAAGTGCGCGTCGGAGAAAGCGATGGCACAGCCTGTGTCGATGTTGAGGTCGATCTGGCGCTTGTAGGCACGGCCCGCATCGTCCGCGCTCCACTTGGTCGGGCCGTGGGTTGGGATGCTCTTCAGGACGATACCACGCTGTGCAAGGGTGCTGCGTTTGGCGTAGACAAGCCGCTCACCTACGGCAAGGATTTGAGCCACTTTTCTTGGGCTTCCGCCACCTAGTTCCCATGCGCGAATAAACTCGTCGTCGGTGCAGATTGGCGCGACCATGTTAGTCTCCGGTTAGCGGACCTCTACGGCCCTTATCCATGCTTCAACTGTCAAGCGGTGCTTGACACTGCAATCGGCGTATTTAGCAATGATGTCAGCTTCCCAGAGTGAACGCTCAGGGTCGACCATCAGCAGAGGTGGGTTTTGGAGCGTCGGACACTTCGCCGCCAGATTTGCCGGTGGAAGCGGCATTGGCGTCACTGACACTGCCTTCGAGCAGCCTGCGCACAGCGTCAGGAGCAGAGCAATCAACAGCAGGGGCAGGAGCCGTTTTGTATATTTCACGTATGGTGTTGATGCGCTCGGTTGCCACGACATCGGCTTTATCCCGTTCGGCTTCGTATGTTTGCGAAACATCATATACTACCTCTTGCTTCTTGGCCCGAAGCTTCTCAGCCTTTTCCACAGCCTTTGCATACGCTGCGTCACACTGCCAGTCGCGGACCTTGTATCCGGCGGCTGCGCCAACAATAAGAGTGCCTGCCGCCACATAGAGCACCAATGGGTTAGGGATCAAGCCCACGTTGCGAACTTCTTGGTCTTTAGTTTCCGGTCATCAAGACCGTGCGTCCCGCCGTTGATGCGCTTTGTCAGCGCGAGGATGGCGGCGTCGTTGACGCCTTGGTCGCAGATGCTCCAGAGTTTGTTCTTGTCGAAGAACCACAGCGCGCTCTCAAAGCAGAGTTCGCCAGAAACCAGATCAGGGTTGGACATGACGTCGGGACGACCGATATAGTTTGCAAAGGCTTCATAGTTTTCCTTGCCGGTCAGCTGAAGTGCGCCACGTCCACGGTATTTCCAACCATCGCCACTGGATACGTCTCCGTTGCCCATGCGATTTGCATAGACGCGGTTGGCTATCCTTTGCGGTTGGCGCGCGCACATTTGAGCGTCGAGGTCAGTCTTGAAATATTTACCAAATGTCTCGCGAAGCCCCTTGGCGCTGTAGTTGAGGTTCTCGCTGAACGTCTTGAAGCCGCCGCTTTCGTGCGCCGTTTGAGCAAAGAAATGCGCAGCCCTAGCAGGCGACAGCTTATAGAAAGCCGCAGCTTTCTTATACGTTCCCGGACCAAACGCACCATCTGCCGTTACTCCGATCTTTTTCTGAAGTTCAATCAGGCTCACTTGTCGTCCTTCCGGCTATTCCACAGTTCAAAAAGCGTCTTGATCTTTTCCTCAACGACAGCAAGTCGCACGTCCATCTTTGCGAGGATGATCACCAGAGAGATGAACGCGAGAACAAGCGGCCAAAGCTGGCCGATCAGTTCGACGGTGGAGAGGTTGCCGGTCACTTATGCCTCCGGGTTGCGCCAATCAGGGAAGTCGTCCTGATCGACCACGCCGTCGCCATTGACGTCCCAGCGCAGGTCGTGACGATATTTCTCCCAAGGGGCCATGTCGTCATCATCTTCGACGGGCGCTGGCGCTATAGGTGTAGGCGCTGGCTCAGGAGCGTCTGGCTCCGGTGCGGGCGTGTCCAGTTCCAGCGGCTCTTCCTTGTCGCGCGCATTGGCGTTGAGGCTCAGACCGCCAAGCAGGCCGACGAACGCACCGACGACCGTGTTAAAGGCGGGGCCGATGATCTCAAACACCTTGTCGCTATCTACCACCTCTTTGGGCATGAACAGGCCGACAACCATTGCAATGACGACCACAAGGATGACGCAGGCCAGCGTCATAACCGCAGTGCGGATCGTGAACTCAACGGTGTCCTCAACGCCGTCGCGGGTGCTTTCAAACCTATCCCAGAAACTCATTACCTGTCTGCCTTATTGTCTAGTTTGTCCTCAATCCGGCGGAGGTGGATCATCACCTCGTCAAACTTCTTGTCGATGGCGTTGAACTTCTCGTCGCCAAAGCCAAGCCGAGCCTCAAGGAGCGTCAGCTTGTTGGTGAGGTTAACCCAAACCGTTATCAGCGCCCCAATGAAGCTGAGAGCCGTAACGATAAAGCCAAGGATGGTGAAGGCTGTGTCCATCACTTCAGGTTCCGCAGCTTGTAGATGGTGGAGAGATACGTGTCGGTGACTGTGTCGACGAGGTTGGCCACGCCGCGATTGCCACGGCAGATGCCTTCGTGGTTCTTCTCAATCCAGTCCGCATCGCCCTCCAGAAGCGCGAGGACATCGCCCTTCGTGGTCTCAGGTGCTGGGATGTTGCCGATCAGTTCAAACGCGCCCTGATAGGCTTCCACGAGGTCGTCGATAGCCTCAATGACTTCATTGTAAAAGGTGCCCAGCGCCTGATGCTTGGCGTAGCTGCCAGTGCCGGTTGCGCGCCAGTGCTCAAAGTGGGCGACGTTGCGGGCGTAGAACACGCGGCTGATGAGTTGTTCGATCATTGTGCGGTCCCTTATGCCGAGGTGATCGTCTGCCACGCAGACCCTGTGTAGACGCAGGCTTTGCCAAGCGTGGTGTCAAACAGCATGAGACCCGCAGCAGGGCTGCTGATGAGGTTCTTCTGTGCGGTCGTCATGTTGGGGAGACGAAAGCCCTTTGTCGTCGATTGCACATCGAGGATGGCGGAAGCTGACGGTGACGCCGTCCCGATGCCGATGTTGCTGCCATCATCGTATACGACAGAGGCTACGACCGCCGAGGTGCCAGCACCCCTTACGAGG